GCCGAGGTTGCCGGAGGCGTTGAGCCGCATTTGTTCAACACTGTTGTTCAGCCACTGGAACGAGCCACCGCTAATAACATTGAACCCGAAAATGTTGTACGCGGTTCCGCTGTACGGCGTCTTGATCTGTCCGACCAAAGCGCCATAAGCGTTAACAGACAACGATCCACCCGTGCCATTCGTATCCAGCGACAGATTGCCACCGAATACACCGTTGCCAGCCGCGTAAATGTTATTCGGGCGGTTCGCGCCACTGGCCCCGATGTTATACGTCGCGTCGGTGGCGAAGTCCAACGTGCCACCCATCCGCAAGCTCGTCAGCGTGCCGACGCTGGTGAGCGAGGACGCCGTGACGCCAGACGCTAAGGTGCTGCCGGTCAGCGTTCCTGCGGCTGCGGTGACGGTGATGTCAGCGGAACCGTTGAAGCTGACGCCGTTGATGTTCCGTGCCGTGGCCAACGTCGTGGCCGTGCTGGCGTTGCCACTGAGCGCCGCTGTAATCGTACCGGCCGCAAAGTTCCCGCTGGCATCCCGTGCGACGATTTTGCTGGCTGTGTTTAGGTTGGTGGCGTCCACCGCAATCGTCACCGCTGCTGATCCGTTATAACTGGACCCGGTCAAATAGCTGCCGATGGTCAACGCATTGGTTGCGGTCGCGGTAACGGTGATGTTGCCAGTACCGTCAAAGCTCACCCCGTTAATGGTCCGCGCCGTTTGTAGCGCCGTCGCCGTAGAAGCATTGCCGGTGAGCGCCGCCGTAATGGTCCCTGCCACAAAGTTCCCGGACGCATCTCGCGCCACAATGGCCAACGCCGTGTTCAGCGCCGTCGCCGTGGTCGCGCTATTCGGGATGTTTGTGAACGTGTTCGACGCGCCGCTCAACGTCTTGCCCGTCAGCGTCTGCGTGTCCGTCGTCCCCACCACCGCGCCGGTCGGTCCCGCGATGTTCTCCCAGACCGTGTTCGCCGCGTTCCGCCGCAGCATTTGATACGCCGCTGGGGACGTAATCAGGACGTCTTGAATTTCGTCTAGCTCGTACCCGTTGTTGACGGTGATGTAAACGTGCCCGTCCACCGAGTTCTTTTTGACGACGTAGCCCAACCGGACCGCATGGTTCGGCGCCGTCGGCCGCACATTCGTGAACGCCCCCGGCGTCGTCGCGCTTAGATACAGCGGGTCGCCGTCGGTGTACGCGAACGTATTGAGCCCTTCCATCAGCCCAGACGACCGGACGAACCCCTCTTGGTTGTTGGCAATGGCCTCAGCCACGAACCCGACCGTGTTCGTGGACGTCGCCTCGGACGCCCCCGACGCGAGCGCCACCGTCAACCGCTGACCGCTCGCCCCGGAGATGTAGACCACCTGCCCAACCGTCAGCGGCGCGCCGGTCGTATTGAGCACCCGGACCACCTGCGCCTGTCCAACGTGCAGGTCCACATTGCCGCCCAACAGGCGCATTTCCGCCGTGCCGTACGTCGCGTTCCATCGGAACCGACCCACCGCCGCTGCCGCGGTTGTCGCCGTATTGAGCTGCGCCCCCGTCATGGTCGTGACGCCAAAGAACGCCAACGCCGCCGTCAGGGAACCGACCAACGTCAGATCGCCCGCCGCATCCAAGAGCGGCAGCTTGCTCGCCGGGGCCGTGACGAACACGTCCTTGACGCCCGCGCTAAACGCAATCGCGCCGCCGCCACTAGACGACGCCAGCACCGTGTTCCGGGTCAGCGTCCCCGCGCCAAGCGTCCCGATCCCCACCTCCCACGATCCCACCGCCGGATCGGCCGCGATGCAGTAATACACCTGCGTACCGTTGGCGAACGCTGTCGCAAACGCCCGATAGCCTAACACCGCGCCGCCCAACGTGACGGCACCCGTGCCCGTGGACGTTGTGATCTCTCGTACCCGATCCGCGATTGCCACCATGTTAGCCCCTTGTCTCGATAAGGTGCGACCCGTCCAGCGTCTCCACCGGGTCCGCAAACGCAAACGTTGCCACTTCCTGCGGATCCACCGCGGCGACCGTCACCCGCTGACATCGCAACTGCCGCAACGGGACCACGCCCGTAATCGTCCATGTCAGCGCCGCGTCGTTGGCATCCCGCACCAACCCCAGCGCCGGAACCTCGACGCCATCATCCACCGTGACCGCCGCCGTCAGCCGCTGTTCACGGTGTGACTGGCCCGAGGGCGTCGTGGTTGCGTTCGTCTGAACGTCAATCCGCCCCCACCGCTCGACCGTGAACACCCACACCGGCCGCGCGAACCCGTCCGCGCCGCTGTCCTGCCGTTCATAAAATCGAAGCCGACGATCCAACAGACCGGCCGCGATCACTGCGCGACCCCGAGCCGATACGCCCGCACCGTTTTCGCCACCCGCGCCACCGTGTCGCGGCTCACATCCCATTGAATAGACGTCCCAGCCGCGCTTTCAGACGCCGCGCCCGGCGTTCGTCGCTGGTACAGGTCCGCCGCCAAATCCAAGATCGCCGCCCCGATCACCGGCTCGATGCGCGCGTAATCCGCCCGCAGCGACAGCCCCACCGAGGCCGTGATCGTGTACGGTGCCGCCGCGAACTCAACGCCGCTCTTCGCGTAAATCAGCCCCGATAAACCGTCCACCGTGTAGGTGGTCGGGTCCACCGTCACGCCATCCATGTCCACAATCCCCGTCACCGTAAACGGTCGCCGGGGAAACACCAACGACGTCACCGGCACATCAAGCGCCGCGCCGCGATCCACCGCCGTTTGTACTTCGGCCGTGATCGGACCGTCGAGCATCGTTTCCAACGACGCTTGCGCCCGTGCCAGTAACGCCGCCAACAACAAATCCTCGCGGGTCGTTTCGATGCGGAGCCAAGTTTTCAGGTCAGCAACAGTCGGCAGCGCCACGGGATCAGAAAGCTAGAAGGTACCGCATGGGGTGGACGCCGCCGGATACGACGCCCACCCCATCCGATTAGGCCGCTTCGTCGAGCACGACGAACGGGCTGTGTTCATCCACCTTATTGCCGCTCGCGTTCACCTTATACGCATAGGTGCCCGTCGGCAGCGGGATGCCACCGCCACGCGCCACAAAGCGGTACGTCGTGACGTCCTGCACGAACTTAACGTGAATGGACGACTCGACGGTGAGCGCCTGACGCAATCCCATCGCGTAGAAATCCCCGTTCACCAGCGAGACGTCGCCTTCCACACCGAGCGTCGGCATGATGTCGGACACGATCACCGGCAAGCCGAGCAGCAGCATCTGCGGCTTGTCCCGGAGGTTGCTGATCCACGTCACCATCGTGTTGTTCGTGGTCTGCAAGGCGAACAGCTTAGACAGCACCCGACGCGACACGAACCACGCCGAGTTCGGTCCGAGCGTGTGCTTTTCGTACATCGAGAACGCATCCGCCGCAGTAAAGGTGTTCGCGGTCGTCCGCACCACCTTAATCAGCGCCGTGTTGGCACCGTTCAGCGCACCGAGCGGCTCGTTCGTTCCCGTGCCGTCGATGGTGATGTCTTCGTTCATCTTGTTCAGAATCTGCCCACCGACCGCCGTGGTGACTTCACCCGGCAGCATTCCGGTGAAATCATCCCCAAGCATTTCGTCGCCGAACTCGGTGATCGCGGCATACTTGTACATCGTGAGCAGCCGCTGACCGAACGACGGTTCGCGCGTCGGCTTGGTCGAGCCTTCGCCCACGATCGTCACGTTCGCAATCTTACCAGCCATCGGACGGTTGAGCACCGTGGTGCCTTCGTCTTGAATCAGGTACGGGATGCGAAGCGACCGGCCCGGCACATTGTAGCGCCGCGCGTACTGCATCAGACCCGGCTGCGAGTTCGACACCGAAAAGATTTCCGGCACCTGCGTCAGCGGCAGCAGATACTCGCCGCCGTTCGTCGAGCCCGTGATGGTCCGCGTGAGCGTATCCATCTCGCGCATCACGCGCGCCTGAGCCTCGTTCTGCGGGCCCTTGACCGCCGCGCGGAGATAGTCGCCCGGCGTCTTGAACGCCTTGGCAATGATCGACCGAGCGTGAGCCATCGTCGATTCCATCGTGGCGAAATCCTTCCGGTCATCGGACGCCCCAGCGTCCACGCGCGTCAGCCCTTCATCGCCGCCCTGCCGCGTCACTTCCGCGTCAGCCGTGAACTCGGCCGCCGCCTGTGCGCGGATTTCCAGCGACTTGATCGCGGACGTCCGCTTTTCCACTTCTTCGCCGCTCAGCGACAGCGCCGGGTCCATCAGCTCCGACCGGAGCTTGTTCGCCTGTTCGCGGAACTCAACCGCCGCGCGGTTCTTGCTCGTCAACGTGTGCTGCATGGGTTCCCCCTGTTAAATGCGATACGATTCGCGCACGGCCAACAGCCGCGCCGCCATGTCCACCGTGGCCGGTTCGCTGATTGGTGAGGCCGCACGGGTAGGGCTATTCGCCGCCGAGCCGTCCGCCGTATCCGTATCCGGGGAACCTACCCCAAACTCTGCCAGTATCGCCGCTCGTTCGTCCGCTGGCATCGCTGCCAACGTCAACCGCGCCGCGCGCGCTAACAGTCCCGCATCGGGCACCGGGGACGCGGCCGCGCTCGCCGTCGCCGTGGTGTCCGTCCCTGCATCCTTTCGCGCCCCCGTGACATCCGTGCCCGGCACCGACGGCATGGGCGTGATACTGATTTCGCGCAGTTCGATTTCGAGGAACCGGTCGATCATCTCGCCGTCGATTTTCACCCGCTCCGAGCGACGCGGAATGAACCCCACCGAAAAGCCGGTCGATGCCCCCGCCGCCAACACCGCCTTGACGTACTCCACCGCGGAGCGCCCGGCTGGTGTATCAAACAGGTCCGCGGTAATGACCAACGCCCCGCCAACGTCCGACGCGGACGACACCACCCCAACGTGCGCCTCGGTCGACCGTTCGTGATCCATCAGCAGCGGCAACCGCCTCGCCGGAACTTTCCCGTCCAGCGACCGCTTCGCGCAGCCCCGTGCGAACGTCGTGCCGTAGGTGTCGATTGCATCATAGGTTAGCGCCACGCCAGAGACGCGACCAGCCACGCCCGACGGCAGATCGCCACCCGCGTCGGCGCGCGTCATCCCTGAGAACGCGACCCATCGTACCTGTTTTGTCATGGTCATATCCGCTGCACCTCGCTCGCGGGCTGGTCGTAATACATCAACACGCACCGGCAGTTAATCACCTCGCCAGCCGGTCCCGCTGGGTCTAACGGATACTGCAAGCCGTTTGTAAACTCTTCATCCATCGGGATCGGTCCCTGTTCCATGCAAAACAGGTGCGTCATACGGGTTTTATCATCCTCAAAGGCAAGCCACTCTTTCGCCTGATAGATGCCCATGTCGTTCGCCTGATCCCACCCGCCCTGCGACATCGCCCCGGCCGATTCCGTCTTGGCAATACGCATCGCGCGCGTGTCCGTCATCGTCTCACCGAATACCGACGCCTGAATGAGATCAGCCGTCTCCTTCATGGACAGCCCGCCCACTTCCCCGGCATGGATCACCGCCGTAACCTGCCGGGCCGTTTCCTGTCCGATATAGCCGGCCAGCCGATCCGCGCGCGCTTGGATTGCCGCCTGAACTTCCGGCGATTGCAGATTGAACGACATCCCGACGCCCGCCACCTGACGCGCGCCGCCAAGATAGACCTGCCCGATCAAATCCAGATACGCCGCGCGCCACTGCCGGTAATATTCCCCGTCCTCCGCGTTCGCGTCCGCAATCAGCTGGTCGATCTTCTTCAGCACCGCGTCAGACCGTTCCGCCTTCGTGAACATCCGCGCAACGTCCGCCGCTTGCGCCGCGAACGTTTTTTTGGCGACGTCGTAAAACTGGCGCTCCACCCGGTCCAGTTCACCCATTGCGCGCGACCAATAGGCGTACCGCGGGTCAGTCATATCCGAGCGCGCTACGCCATCCTTCGCGCTATACATCCCCGGCTCTGGGTTGCCACTGTCCTGACCGTCCCCGCCGCCATCTTCGCCGCCGTCCTCGGATTCCGGGGCCGGTACAAACCCCTCCAGCGCCGCGAGCATGTCCGCGATCAGCGCCTTGTCCAGCTTCGGGAACGCCGCCGCAATAATGGCCTTTACCGCCCCAGCCGGTAGCTCTTTTTCGATGACCGATTCAAGCAGCTCTGCCAACTGTTCAATCTGATCGCCCGAGAGCGCGTCCTCGGCAAACGTCCGCATCATTGCGACCCGATCAGACCGCACGGGCTTCGGCGTGGTGGATGCCGCCGCGCTATCGCCTGTCAGAGACGGCAACGCCTTCACGTCAGGGATTGGTGTGCCCGTCGCTTCCTCAGTCGTCAGCGGGGTCGCTGGCGCAGCCGACGGCTGGACCACCGCCACCGCCGCTGGTATCAACGTCAGCCCCGTGACTTGTGCCAGCGTATCGCCCGGCTCCGGGACAGGCGGCAGCTTCAACGCGCGCCGCGATTCTTCCCATGTCCGCAGCGATGCCTTGAACTCTTCCTGCACCCGCTTCGACGTTTCCGCGTCGTTCTCCACCAGATCGCGCAAAACGTCCGCATCGAACTCGATCCACACGTCCCCAAATTCCGGGGCCAGCCAGTGATTGAGTTCATCCGAAATCGCGGACAGCATCGGCTCAATCGTGTGCTGCACCAGCCGTTGCCGCGCCTCGGCATACTGGACGCCAGACAGCCCGCCATCCTTGGACGCGGACGCGATCCCGACCATCCGCGGATCAACCCCGAACGCCGCGCAAATATCCTCGCGGCTCACCCGTCGCAGATCGGGGAACTCCAGATCAGACAGCGTGAACCCCAGCGGTTTAATGTCCCTGACCGCGCCAAAAAACGCCGGGGTTCCCCGCTTGCCGCGATCCACCACGCGCGCGCGGTACCGTTCCTGCATCGCCGTGGCGTCGTCCTGCGTCGCCTCATCCGCGAGCAGCACCGCGAACGTGGGCGTCCCGTCATTGGTCACAACTTGTCGGACGTAGTTCGTCGCCTCATTGTCCGCCAACATGGACGCAATCGCCGTCGCACCGCGCGGGAACCCGAACACATCCGGCGCGAACGGTCGCGGCATATCCAAATCGCGAAC